CGTTGAGATAATAATTACCTTCGTTGATTTACCAGAAGTAATAGTAGGATAAACAGAGGCAAAGAATTGCTCCGCAACATGGTTTGGAACGAAGGCGAACTCATCGAGGAAGAGAATATTAAACGACATGCCTCGGACAGCACTTGCAGATGTAGAAGCTGCCAATATCTTACTGCCATTCTCTAACTCCACATTACCTTTGTTCCAGACTAACACACCATGTTGCATCCACTTTGGTAGATTCTCGTAAGCAAGTTGCAATCTTCCTAGCAGTTCCCTAGCGGTAGATGCCTTGTTTGCAAGAATACCAATATTGACACTATCATAGAAAATTGCATAATAAAGAAGATAAGCGACAACAGTAGTAGATTTGCCTGTTTGTCTTGGGAGCTTTGCGATGTTGAATCGTGTTTCATGAAAATCACTCAAAATCTTTTTTTGAAAATCATACATCTCGAAAGGAACCAAACCTTCATCGAGAGAAATGATTTTAATATAGTTCATCGCAAAGTAAATGGGATCTTCCTTACACTTAATCCACTCTTCAATTTGCTCTTGTGAAAATTGTATTGGGGTTCCCGCCTTTTTAAGGTTGGGATTACCCAAATATACATCAGTACCAGTTGCCAAAACAAAAACCTAGTTCACCACTAGTATTTATAGTTCATCAAATTTATCACGCAAGTCTCCCATAGCATCTCTTTTTGCTTTAATAGCACCATCAATAAACCCAGAACGATATTCCCAAGTAGTTCCACCTTCCATTCCTTTTGATGGATTAATGCAAGTGTTATCACCTAGTTTATTACAGACAAGACCAGCAAGGTCTAATTCACTTCTATCATAGGATGCGGCTGTACCACTAAAAACATGCTTGCCGTTAATCCAAATAGCACCACATTTAGGACATTCTTTTCTCTCAAGTTTGAGATCCGACAGTTCCTTATCGTTGGTCATTTTTTAATTCCTTTATGAGTTTATTGTAATCAGGTAGATCCTTTATCAGTTGTTGTTCTAATTTTCGTCTCATCATAAACATTCTAAATTGAACCCATTGCCACCTGATCGTAAGATCAATATAAGCGAATAGGCGCATTGTCTCTTCCATGCCAGCATACGCTATCATGAAGACAATGAGAGTGATGATTACATATATGCCTAGCATAAAAATATTCCACTATAGTGTATGTAGTGAAAAAGAATGTATCGTTTAGTTACTTTTTTATAAGTGTGGATTTACACATCCTCTACCAATGTACCATGTGCTCTACGAATCTCTCTTAGTTTTTCTAAGTTCATATCTTTAGTGCCTCCATCATAGGCATGAGCATATCCTTCGGTAATCATTTGCTCGTTCAATGATACTTCTGCGTCTCCAATATATAACCAACCAAGAAGGCGACCGTACTTACCCATACCGCCAACCAGTTCAGTTCTGACAGATAACTCATCTTCTCCTGCAATTGCTCCTTCTAGTTTTTCTTTCATCCAGTTGGTAGCATCTAGTCCCAGAGCTTTCTCCTCAAGGTTTCTAGTTCTTTTCTCTGGCGTATCAACCCCTGCAACTCTAACTCTTTCTTTCTTGTATAAATCAAACCCGAGGTCAATAGTGACATCAATAGTATCACCGTCAAGGACACGATTGATCTCCGTCACTCTGAAGTTGTAGCAGCTCTTCCTGCTCGGTGGTGTCATTGCTCCCATTTTCTAACTCTGCAAATGCTTGTCTTAATATGTATATGACTACAAACAATGCACCTGCAACTGCAAGTATCACACAGATAATTACTGACCATACAGGATCGTTAGCATTATCTAGAGGTCTTAGTAATAAATTCATTACTTATAGTTGATTAAATTGGTAATCTAACATCATTCGGTAAAGAGAATCTCTCATGAACCATAAATGTTCCTGTTCTTCTGGTGGACGAGCAGGAGATCCTTCCCACATTTCTATTCTCTTTATTACACAGTGATGTAAAAGACGTATATCTTCTATTGTTAAATTGACAACATAGTCGGGTTCCTTATTCATGTTTATTGAAAGGTTCCCAGTGCTGCCAACCATATTTATGGACTGCCCACATGCCTATGACAGGGACAAAGACTAAACTCATGGAGAGGAATCCTATTCCATATGGGTTGTTTAATACTGTCCCACAGAACCTAGCAAACTGTAACATCATTCTGATAGTATCGATAGAGTAAATAAAAATAATCCGAATAAACAATATACAATAATAATTAAAAACTCAGACTGTATATGCATTTTCTATACTCCACACAACAAAAAACAATATAAAACTGAATAAGAATAAAGCTGTCAATTTTATTTGATGAATTTTACCCATGGATCTTCGTTGTGAAGGCAAGATTTGGGATGTACCCAATTGCTATTTACTTCTTCTAACCTTAACTTGAGATGCTTATTTTCGAGTTTCAACATATAGATTTCATTTCTTAATTCTTTAATCAGATTCATATCGTTTTTTCCAAATCTCCAAAAAATACCTATCTACCTGATAGAGATCAGATAGCGGTGGTGGTACTCTATCTATGTCTTCAGACCATGACCTACATAAAGATCTCATTTCATGAGTAATTTTATTTGGTGTAAACATTCTAGAAAAAGAAGACATTGAAAAAGCATATCTCATTTTAATGCGCTGTTCCATTTCCGTCATATTTGTCACTTTCATAATAGATATTTTCACCCTTTCTGTACCCGAAATATGCGGTGGCACATATGAATGGTAGTGATCCGAAAAGTAAGACATGTGCTAGGGTCATATTCCTGGTTGGGGTTGTGGAAATATATTAGCAAGTCCCGTAGGAGCTGCAAGTTTTGCTTCGATAACACGACAAAGGCGTTCGACTTGCTTCTTGTCAGAACCACAAGGAGCATTATGTAGACATCTCAGCATTAGTAAGTCATCACTAATCTTTGGTTTAATAGTGAACCCCCACTTGTCTACCTTCTCATCGGTTGGTGCTTCTACATTATTCATCAGATAACACCTGGAGATAGGGATTGAAAAATTTTAGAGCAAGCAGAGATAGCATAGTTTGCTCCATACACACCAGAAAAGATATACGAGATGCCTAACTTAGAGCAATACTTCTCAAGTTCCTGACATTTTGTTATGTCACTGTTACTATGGTCAATGATAATATCCCCTTCATCGAGTAGTGGTATTAACTCATCAAGTGTGTTATCTACTGATTGTGTTGGGATAACCAGTTGAAAGATACCAGGAACTATTCCAGCACTGGTATGTTTTTTACCATCAGATTTAATTGCCCTGACAAGATACTTCAATGAAGTTACACATCCACTAATGTATCCTGCTTCGTATTGTTCACATGCTTTTTCGTAATTGTTGCTGTAACCCCAAACTTCAATCCCATCGTTCATCATACGGCGAGACATACCTTCGCCTATATGACCAAGACCTATCATTCCAACTTTCATTTAATTAACTCAATTTACATGAATAACACCAGTCATACCTGCTCCCTGGTGAGGACCACAGAAGAAGTTATAATCTCCTGCATCAGCAAATATAACGTCTTGTGTTTCTCCAGGAGCAAACAGTAGTGCTTCTCTAGAAAGATCTGGACGCGCCTCAACAATAATATTGTGAGGAGGTAAAGCTTCGTTGATAAAATGAACTGTGTCTCCTGCTGAGATTGTGATCTCATTCGGTTCAAATACTAGGTTTCCGTCATGACCCATTGATACATCTACTGCCCACGATGGAACAGCAAAAGATAATACAATCACAATTGCAATTAAAAATTTCATTTTGCTACAGAATGTTGTTCTTTGTAAATATTGAGTTTATTAATCAAGTCGTTATATTCGTCCCACATCCATTCGGAACCTGTCTTCTCTTGGTAGAGACGGCAAGCTGTAATCAGACGTGTGATGTCGCTGTCGTTTAAACGCATTGTCATATTAGAACTCATAATATAATTATAGATTGTGTGAGTAAAATTGCTCTATTTTAATATACTTTTAACAAGTATGTCAGCAATTCCACGCACGGAGTGATTTGTTGATTCTACTATCCTTATCACTAGCAGTTTTCTTGCTGGTTAGTTTCTTTTTCATGCCCTTCATTCGAGCGCAGAACGATGCCCTGCGGGGATTTCCAACCTTTTTGCTTGGTGCTTTAAGGTCGCTTCCAGGATTTTCTCTTTCGTAAGATTTCCGTCCCTTTTCATTGAGACCTCCTTCTTTATTTTTGCCTGACTTTTTTGTCCAGGCTGCTTCTGTTGTGAGTTCAAAACTTTCTTTGGCAGTCCTCGCCGCCTTTTTAAAAGCATCCTTTGCGGGGTAGTCCTTACTACCTGACTTCGCTGGTGCTTCTCCTCTTTTTCGCTTTGCGTGAATATTTGCATATAAACCACGCTTAGCTTCGCAGAGCTCTTTAAATTCTCTAAAATCTCTCATAACAACCGACGAGGTTTTACAAGTTTATTTAGCGTTTACCTCCGCCCATCTCCTTGAGCATCTTCTGAAGCTCAGCAGTACTACCTACAAACATAGCATTGTTGGTAATTTTAGATGGACCTTTCTTGTCTTCATCAAGATCTTTCATCTTCTTATGAAGGTCAGCAAGTTTATCAGTCATGTCTGCAACATGCTTCATTGCCGCTACAGCGACTTCATACGCTCTTGGGTGCCCTGACTCCTGAGCGACCTCTAACGCCCCGTTGACCGCCTCCTGACCCTTGTCTATGAGGGAATACAATTCAGTTCGTGTATATCTGTAATCTTTCTCACGATCTTCCCCATCAATCTTAGGTGGTTGTGGTTTAGATGGTTTAGATTCCTCAACAGGTTCGGCACTAATGTTGAGGATTTCCTCCATATTATCTTCTAGGTTACTCATAAGAATTGAATCCCTTCATTAAATCCAAAGTCATCATCTGCTTGTACTAATGCATCATCGAGGTTATCGATGTTTCCATCTGCATTAATATCAGTTGTTGCTTTGGGTGTATATGTTCTTGTAACAGTTCTACGATTGACATCAAGATCACCCATAGTTTCATGGATAATTGCTTTTTTAATAATATCAGATTTGTTATATGGACCATAAAGATAAGACTTCATGGTAAAGTTTAATGTGTAGACAATATATCTACGCTCGTAAAAACTGTCGTCCCACTGATCTTCATAACTAACATTATTTAAAACAATTGCAACATCTTTTTTCTCTTCCATATCAGGAATCATATTAAGAGTTACAGAAAATGATGGTTGAAAATATGGAAGAATTTGTTCTGTAATTTGCAATGCATCGTCTTGAGATTTTGCAATAACTCCCAATTCAAAACTTAAATTATAAGGAACGGGAACATATTGTACTCTAACTTCATCGCCACTACCATCTATGACAGTTTTATATTTCTGTATTGGTGATGTTTTGCGAGAAGGATCATAATCAATACCTGTCATTTCAAAATATAGACGAGGTATAGTAATTGCTACTTTACTATTAGATTGATTTTCTTCTAACCTAACAATAAATTTTTGTTTAGGACCATATGCTAATGGTACTTTTATAGATTCTAGTACATTGCCATTACTAGGATCTGTACTTTGCATTTCAATATTATTGAAAAGAGTACCAAACGCTACAATGTTCTTACGAACAATTTGATTGTAAAAATGTGATCCTAACATTAGATACTATCCGTAAAATTACCAAACTCACCGAATGGATTACCTTCTGTCCAGTCGATAATCTCATCACCACTATCTTCGATCTGTCTATTTTGATCGTAATTACTATTCGTATTATTTAGAGTGTCAAATGTTTCTGGACTCCACTGAGCACCTGAAGTTAAACCAGTAATTACTTCAACTGTGGTGAATGTTCCACTTCTGTTGATGACTTGAAGAGCTCTGGTTGCGCTATCCCAGGACTTAACTTCTGCTCTGTTGTCTTTAGGACTGTAGTCAATAGTAATACTAGGAGCAGATGTGTACCCAGAACCGCCACTAGTGATAGAAATGCCATTGACAATACCGCTAGTACTAACCGTTGAAGTAGCTGTTGCACCTGTACCCCCTCCTCCAGTGATAGTTACTGATGGTGGTGTTGCAACTTTATAATGCGATCCACCATCCGTGATTGTGATACCTGTAACAGCATCTCCTGTAATAGAAGATGTTGCTTTTGCCAGGAACTCATCCCCAACAACTTCTTCACCTACAGTAAAGTCTCCAGATCCACCAGGATCCATGAAAAGTCTGATTGAGTTATCGAAGAGTTGTTCCACTGCATCAATTTCTGCAACACCAGTATCAAAGTCATCACTACCAACCTCATAGATCTCAGCGGTAATGGCATAGAATTGAATCTTGCCAAACTGGAAGAATGGTTCTTCCTTACCAACAAACTTAATCTCGTAGATATCTTTTGTTAGCGGGAAGTAAAGTAGATCTCCCTCATTGGGTCTACTTGTTACAGTTAATGCTGGATTGTGATCTGCTACTTCTTCGTCCCATCTTCTAGTGGATACTCTGAAGATAATCTCATCAGTAATCCTTAAACCAAACTTAGAGATAAACTCAGAATTATCACCAAACCCCATTACATTCTGCAATAACATTTCAATCTGGAATTGTTCTTGATACTTAGTGTATCTGACTTCATCCAGTGTATTATCTTGCAGAACTATTTTAGGGATGTAGTACACATCCGTTCCAAATAGTTTAATCTGTTCATCTACCAAATCTTGCACGAGATTTTGCTCGCCGCTATGACCTGCGTAGTATGTTGGAAAGTAGGGACTAGTAGGCATTTTATCCGATCATATCCATTGGTGGAACAGCATACTTACTGAGAACTTCGCTTTCGATTTTCTCAATTTCTGCTAGTGCATCTGTGTAGATTTCTCTACCATTAAGAGTAACGCCGCCAGGTAACTGCACATTGTTATACTTAATTAAGTTCTGACCCCACTGTTTTTTTAGTAGAGCAGTAGCATATTTTTTAACAAACATATCATTATTCATCTCTGTAGCATCTGTAGGATCGAGCATACGATGACACTCAATAAGAAGATTAGTGCCTTCTTTTAAGAAGTCTTTATCTACATCTAAGTACAGACGATCACGACGCGCTGTAAATCTAAACTGTTGGTAAGAACCATTGTTTAGAACCATATCTAGGGTTTCTAGATACTGCTTATTCATATAATAGTTGAGAATATCCAGTGATCCAAATGCATACAGATCATTTAAAAACAACTGATACTCAACACCAAAAAGATTAGAACGAATTGAGTTGCTAACAAGACCAAATACTTTAGTAATACCAGCTACA